TGCTCCCCACCCCGCCGCCGTGAAGAACCCCGCCGAGAAGAACCCCGCCGTGAAGAGCGTGAGCCCCGCCGTGAAGAGCGCTACATCGACCGTGAGCCCCGTCGTGAAGAGCGCTACATCGACCGTGAGCCTCGTCGCGAGGAACGCTACATCGAGCGTGAGCCTCGTCGCGAAGAACGCTACATCGACCGTGAGCCTCGTCGCGAAGAACGCTACATCGACCGTGAGCCTCGTCGCGAAGAACGCTACATCGACCGTGAGCCTCGTCGCGAAGAACGCTCTTCTTCCTTCAATCATCTTCGCGACGACACCGAGCGCCGTGAACGTGAAATCCGCGACCGTGACGACTCCTACTACCGCGAACAAGACCGTCGTTCCAAACCTTGGCTTCAAGCAGCACTGAAATCCAACACTACTGATCCTCGTCATCAACAACGCCGCGAGCCATACGCTCATCCTCACGGTCCTCGTGTTCGCCTCAATCTCGAAGCACCTTCTCTTTCTGCGGCCAAACACGCCGACCCGGCTCCGGCTCCCACTCCTTCAAATGATCAAGGGGTCGATATCCGCAAGGTTGAACTCAACCATGCGCCAAATTGGGGCGATGAAGACGCTGAACAACCCTTCGTGTGCGAGCCAGAGCAAATGACCCGAAAGTTCTTGGAAGAGTGTCTCATGGCAAACCTCACTACAAGCAAAGAGCACGATTTCATCGCTGAGTGCGGCGACCAGAGCTCGATGCCCTTCTTCTGCGGCCAGTAAACCCCGACGATCAGCGCGAATGCGACAAAGGAAACGCAGGTAAGATAAATATGTATGTTGTGTATGTAACTAACACTTTTTTATCTTAATAAAATTGAAATGTTTTCGCTATGAAATGGTATCTCAGCGTTGATGGATCATCAGTACCTGAATCAGTCTATAATTGAATTTCTGGAAAGAGAAAGAATGGCAAGACAAATCGAACAAGAAGAAGCCGAACTCGCCCGACAAGTGGCAACTCAAGAACACATATACAGTTACGCTGACGGCAGTGTTTACATGGGTCATATGCGCGAGAATGACCCCGAAAGCATCAAGAATGGCGGTTTAAGCCATTTGCGTCACGGCCGCGGAACTCTTCGCACTCCTGCGCTCGTGTGTGGTATTCCGTGGAAAAACTACACCAGCGACGAAGCTGCTGAGAATGCACAGTTTGCGAAGTGGTACGAATATGCTGGAACATGGGAAGACGACAAAATGAACGGATACGGCGTTAATGTTCAAAAATCAGGCGACGGAGGCGAAATCGTAATATTTGATGGTACCTGGAATCAAGGAAAGCCGAAGAAATCGGTTCATTTCAAAGAGGAACACGATGACAATAGCGAGGTGGATGAATCCGTATTTGGATGGTAAGAACGCGTGTGGTATCGCGAAAAATTGAAATGTTTTTTTTGATCATGTTGTTTTGTATCGACAGAGACAGACGAAATGACTACGACTACGCCAACGACACTTCCCGAACCCAAATACCGCCGCCTGGATATGGCTCAACTCCCGCCATATCGATTGGAAAGAATACCCGACGCCGAATTGAAGAAAACAGTCCCAGGTTGGGGCTTTGGGTGCCCGATACGTTTCAAGAATACCTGGAATTATGAAAAAGAAGCACAGGATGCAGCAGACAAAGAAAAGACCGACATGGCGCGAACTGTAACGCGCCGAACCCAAACGAAATCAACAAAGATGCGACGCCCATTCTGCAAGTTTTGCATGCAGCACAAACTCCCACTCAAGGACTGCAAGTCCCATTATACGAAAAGTGGACCGGAATTTGGTTCAAAAATCACGTGTCCGGTCCTGCTCCAGCAACAGTGCGCCCGATGCGGTGAAATTGGACACACGCCGAAGTACTGCAAGAGCGAACACTGGCTGAACATTGATCCGTGTCAGGTATCATCCTACCGCGATCCTCTCGGTTTCGAATGGTTTAATATTGTAAATCTGGATGATTCCGAAGTATCATTTTGGCAGAAACCGATCCCTCCCGCGCTCCAGAAGAGACACGAAGAATACGAGGAGAAATGCGTGAAACAGTCCCGGATTTGGATTGAAATGACTGGCGATCACAAGCATTACACCAACGATTTCCGTATCGTGATGATGGTGAGGAACAAAGATGACTGGTTTGATGTTACACCAAGAACCGAATACGAAAACAAAGTTCAGGAGCACTACGAATGGATGCGGACCGTGATGTGGGATGAAACGCGCCAAACCAATTGCGGCGACTTCTTCATCGTGAATTCACCTCCGCCATCCTATGAGGAGGCAACCGCCGCGGCAGAGCTATTACAGAAGGCGGAAGCGGCGGAAACAGTGGAACTGCCAGCAACGACAGCGCCGGTGGCGGCGGTATATGCCAATATACTTACAGAGGCCAAAGAGCGCCACCCTGAATGGTTTAGCACCGCATTTGAACGCGAATGTAAGCAGGTAATGCGAAATATCATCATGCAGTATTTGGAGCATCAACCGAAATAAATGAAGACGTGGATGGTGGAGGTGAGTGTGTGTGTTTAATATTTTTCATTTTTATAATGATTTTGTACCTTGTCTCTATTTTCAAATAAAATTGAAATGCTTTTTCATGACATATTTGAATACAGAGACGGATACAGAAATGAACAAACAAGAACAACATCAAAAGGAGCAGAAATTCTTCTGCGATCTTGCCGCTGCGTTGGCGGACGGAAAACTCACGCCGAAAGATGCGTGCTCCATGATTGAGAAACTGCGGGATATAGGAATACTTGCCGACGATATTTTGGAGCAAGAAAACCTAGAACAAGAACAGCAAAAAGGCTTCAACGAAATTGCCGGTGTGTTTGCAGATTGGAAAATTACGACGGAAGAAGCATGTGAAGTCTTTGTGGAGTGGATCGATGAGTGGAAAAACCGTGCGTGAAGATCTCCGCGGCAGAGTTGAAATATATAAAGGTAAGTAAAACGTATGTATGTGTGTGTATATGCTCTAACACTTTTTATTTGGTATATATAATATGACAACTTGGTTTCATTCCAAGGATCTATCATCTACGATAGACCTACCAACGGTAGTTGTAGATGACATCTACGGATATGTATTACCTCATGCAGGAACTCAGTATACAGGCGATATTATTCAACATACGCTGCGATTCTGTCCAAAAAATATACATGAAATTCGACGTGTATATATTTATTATTTTCCTGCAAATGAAAAACCGGATACTATGATTCCAAACGGTTTTGCTGCCGCTGACGCTGCCGCTGACGCTTTCGATACAGAAACCCTAGATAATCGTGTCATATTGTCAAGTATTTCTACTGCAGAGTGTGACCATGAACTCTATGTTCCGTTTCGAACGATTCTTCATTATTTTAGAAAGTGGAACGTGAATACCAATGGTATCAAATTTATACCAGTAAACGTCAGGAATATACAAAATAAATGGATGAATAATGAAGGAGCCGGGGGACGTCCCAAATCTCGACGACGACGAGATAAGTTGCATCATCGTAAAAAGAAGACACGACGGCGTCGTCGACACGTTAACGGAAGTTTTTATATTATATCTGCAGACTTCTCTCATCATAAGCCTTTTAATTATGCAATACCGAATGAAAATAAAGCAGCACACGCAATCGTAACAGATTCGTTGGAATGTGCTTACGATACACCGCCTTATCTAAATGAAATCGATGACGTTCGTACATTTCGAGTATTTAAAACTAAACACTCCAATCTCTCGTTTCAATGGATCGGAAGAACGCGAAGTCCCGGAGAAAATGCAGTTGGATATCATTCATTTTTAATACGCCCAGAGTTTCACCCGATGAAAAACGATTCACCGCCAATTGACGGCATCTTTGTAACGTGTTATGATTCAAAGATGAATGCCAGAGAATGTTTAGGAGAATGGTTTTCTACGGTTGACGGGCATACTTGGACTCCACATATTGAAAAGGCATTTATAAAGAAAGTGAAGGGGAAAGCACAAACAGATAGCCGACTTACAGGAGGTGAAAATAAAAACATACCAATCACTCGATGCATCGTTACATATTTATTCAAAGACGCGTCTACCACATCGCTTATTCGTGGATGGCATGGCGTACGAACAAACGCGATTTATTTGCCTGATGTGTTATTGGAGAACGCAAAAGAAGATGGCGTATGGATCACGCCGAAAGATAACGAGTGGTCACTTTCGGAAAAGTCACGTGACCTAACCCGTATATTTGATATGACAGAAACACTGGAACAATTAGATCAAAAAGCCGGACGTACAGGTTTGAATACCGAAATTACACTATACACTACTAGAATTCGTATAAAAAAATGAGTTTTTAACTCTTTATTCCATACATACACACACACACACACACACACACACACACACACGCGAGCCCTGAGCTGCATTTTCATTAAGTTACGTAGTAATGCGCTGAGTCGTCTCTATGATGAACGAACCAACTGCCATTTCCGTTCTTCGTGCGATGAATTTCCGAGTAGATGTCTGGGTCAGTCCATTCATTTCGCTCTTGACTCACCAGGAAATACCGGATTCCACCTGTGAGTGGCTGGTTGAAACGCAAGATCTTACCTTCTTCGTCTTTTTTGATGTACATTTTCATCGCATCAATCGTTCTGCGGGGAACGATGCGGTGCTGCGCCCAATCTTTATGACGGTCGCTTTCTTCGTGCTTTTTCCAGTTTTTGGTTTTGCCATGGTAGCCACAAACGCAGGTCCAGGTAGAGTGTTCAGTGCTGCAAGACCAGGGACCTACCGCATGTCTCGCGATGAAGGGGTAACATTTCGGATCGGGATTTCGGTCTTCAATCTCGTACGATTCGACGATCTTGAGGGTAGCCTGACGATTGAGGCTGTTTTGCTGATCTTGAGTAAGCGCGACCCATTGGCCCGCGGTCAAATCTCGGTATTCAGGAATCATCCGGGTAACACGCGTCCATGTGTTATATCCGTATTGTCCCATTGTTGCAATGAGGTTGCTGTAGGAATTCGGGTTGGAACTGCTGGCGGGGCCGCCGAACAAAGGAACCGATGCGGCGTAGGATGGAGGGGCACCCACTGGTGCGAGAGCTGCTGCTGCTGCTGCAGGAGGAGCGGGCGCGACGCGGTGAAGTGCTCCAAGTGCATTCATTGCCGCGAGATACTCACCTTCGGGCATTTTGTCTTGTTGGTCTTCAATCACGCGCATTAGGGTAGCCAAATCGGGGTTGACGGTCATATTTTCGTATCGGTCGTTCGTTAGTTGGTTGAATCACTGAGTTTCATATATTGTAAAAAAAACATTTCAATTTTTTACAATGTGGTTTCGCGATGGTATATTTCAGTGTATAAATTGAATACCAATTCGTTTCTGAAGTGGACCGGATTTCGGTGTAAAATGAAACATGGTTGTATTTTGCGCATCCGAAATACCCCTAGATCCGATATTAACTGAACTGGTACTCACTTCTAATGTCAATCCGCGTGCAGGCGCTGCTGCCACAACCGTCGTAAAAACCGGTCGCGCCGGAGAAATTATTTGTCCGGTCATGAGTTGGGGGATCTGAGTATACTTGTTTACGCGCATAAAATGACGGACATCACGGAGAAGAGCGCTCCATGAATACGTGCGAATCGTGGCCTGGTTTGCGCGAAGAATAGAGAACACTGCGTACGTGAGTGCGCCGGCAAACGCGTTATTGATATACGCATCGGCGGATGTTTGTTCATCGCGGCATCCACTAATCATATATACTTCACCGGCAGTTTCAGTGTATTTACCCTGAAGAAATGCGCGCTGCATTGTGCGCCAGACTGGGGTGCGTGCGGAAGGGGGCGATAAAAGAACACTGAAATCCTCATACTTATACCGAATATCACAGCCAGTACCGTTATGGCAACAATCAAGGATCACATACAAACGAGCACCGCGGGGGACTCGGTTGATTAATAGTGTACGAATTTCATCATCAGTGATCATTCCACCACCGGCGGATGCAGGTGTTGCGTAATCCACCGGGCAAAGACACGAGTCAAAACCACTGGCTTCATCCGCGTTTGTATCACGCACAAGTGACCCATGACCCGAATAATGGAATACCGCTTCATCACCAGGGATCATTCCAGCGACGAGGGTGGTCAATCCTGCGATGATATTTTGGCGGGTGGGTGGGAGAGCCGATGCTGTGCCGAATCTACCGCGATTACCATCGGTGAGAATTGAAATGGCTGCAGTGGCATACCCTAAATTCAAACGCAGATACTGGGCAACATTTATGACGTCATTATAACATCCACTAAGTTCACTATCGGTGTTAATGTAGTTGATTCCAACAAGAAATGCAGTGCGGCGAGGAGGGCGGGTAGACGTTGACATATTCTTCTTTATATATTATAGATATATTGTAAATATGCCAACCATCGATCTCTACCTGGTTCGTCATGCTGAAAGTTGCGGTAATATAACACAGACTAAGATGAATACGTATCGTAAAAGACATCGAGATATACTCCATGAACCAGGATTATCTCTGAAAGGGTATATACAATCGTTCCTTTTGAGAGATTATTTACCGAAATCAATCAAGTATGATAAGGTTATATGTTCACCTCTTGTTCGCACGGTTATAACAGCGATGATATCTCTGTCAACATTCAATAATGAACCGAATCCAGCCGTTATTCATATTGTCCCTTACATCAAGTTTCATAATACAAAATTATCCAGAGTGAATAATGTGACCGAATTGAAAGAAAAAGTACACAATTTCAAGGTATGGTTTCATAAAACCGGGATTCATATGTATCAATTATTCAGCCAAAAGCATACGAAGTCTCCGAAGAATGTTACAGCGATTCATTTTCCTAGCATTGATTATGCCGCATTGGAAGATTATGAACACCAGTTTCGAGAGAATGAAAGAATACATGTAATCGAAAGATTCCAAGAATACATATCGAAGTTGAAAGGCGTCTCGACATTGCTTATTTTTACTCACAAACGATTTATTATGAATATGAATCAAACACTGAAAGTGCCAAAAAATACTTCAATTACAAAAATGATTGTAGATGTAGTACCAAATAATACTCTTGATATCAAGTCATCTAAAATAATATACACACCAAGAATTAATCATACTCTAAAAATTAAACATAAGTCAGAACTCGAAATGTGCAGATCATCAAAATTGTCATTATCTAAAACCAGAAAACGAATAAAGATAGATTTAAACCGAATTGTTTAATAATTTTATTTGTTGATTTATTTTACAAACCCAATAAGAAATAGTTAATATCTCTCTATTTGGTTTTTTGTAAATATAATTTACTATATTTTTGTTAATCATATTTATCATTTCTTCGGCATTTGAATATACCATATTATCTCCAAAAATATCTTTATAACCATCATTAATATTTGATACAGGAATTGCGTTTAACCCAATACATTCATAATGTCTATAACAATCATCTCTATCACCTGATGTTGAAATCACAAATTCAGAATTTAATATGTGTGTTAAAAACTCTGTATAATTTATATTATTTCCGTTACCACTATTTTTCCCAAATATATCAAACATTTTTCTTATATGATTATTTGGCAAATGGTTATGTACACAAGCATATTGGTTTAATATTTTTATATTTTTATCAGTATTAATATCATTTAATTTTATAAAGTTTACATAATCATTTATATTTGTATGACATATTCCATATGGAAATGCCATATATTTTTCATTATTTTCATAAATTGGGTTTTGAGATATCCATAAAATAATATTACTATTATTCAATAAGTTATCTGTTTTATCGTTTCTTTGAATTTGTGGAAGATGCCATTGAGACGTTATTATTACAACTTTTATATTATTTTTAATTATAATTGGTAATATTTCATTATGAAAAAAATCAAATAAGTCTACTTGAATTTGAATTATTTCAAAATTTTTAATATCATTATAATTTTTATTTTTGATCAAATCATTTGCCTTTAATTTCAAATTCATACCTACATATTTACACCCTGAATTATTATGTATCTCAGTTGAAATAAAATGATTACATATAAAATATGGAGCCAATGGTGTTACTAAATATTCAACTGGATTTATATTTTCTAAAATAATATTATCCATTATTATATGTTATTATATGTTATTATATGTTATCGATTATATATATATATAACATACTAGTTACAAAACCAAAACTACGCGTTTCATGAGCTGAACGATTACTTGTAAAATATACTGTTTAAATATAATAACAGTAATAAAGATACTTATAGATATTAATATATCAAAAGTAATACTATAATGAAACTCGCATTTATCACTGGAATCACCGGTCAAGATGGTTCATACCTGAGTGAATTGTTGTTAGAAAAAGGATACAAAGTATTCAGTATGGTCCGTAGGACATCGTTATTGTATTCGCATACAAGAATCGATCATATTCGCGATAAACTTGAACTCAGATATGGTGACATGACAGATTCAACTGGTTTAACGAATTATATTCATAGCATTATTCAGACACACCCAGATTTTGAAAAATTAGAGATTTATAATTTAGCTGCACAATCCCACGTGGCAATTTCATTCGAAATACCCGAATATACCGCAGATGTGGATGCCATAGGAGTATTACGATTATTGGAAATCATACGTGGATTCCCTGAATCAACCCGAAAGAAGATACGATTTTATCAAGCGGGGACGAGTGAGATGTTTGGTGAAGTCAAAGAAACCCCTCAAAACGAAAACACGCCATTCAATCCAGTATCGCCATATGCTGTTGCTAAGGTATATGGACACTACATCACAAAAGTATACCGAGAAGGTTATGGGCTATACGCAGTGAACGGGATCTTATTCAATCATGAAAGCAAACGTCGTGTAGAGAATTTCGTAACCATGAAAATTGTGAACGGGATCAAAAATATACTAAAAGGAAACCAAGAGTGTATTGAACTAGGAAATATTGATAGCAAGCGTGATTGGGGTCATGCGAAAGATTACGTGTATGGAATGTGGCTGATGCTGCAACAAGAACAACCCGACGATTATGTACTTGCATCTGGAACAACGCATACGATCCGCCATTTCATAAATAAAGCGTTCGAATACAAGGGTATCAAACTAGAATGGAGTGGTGAAGGTTATAACGAAGTTGGGAAAGACCAATCTGGAACAATTCGAGTAAAAATAAATCCAAAGTATTTTCGTCCTTGTGAAGTAGAGTTTTTATTAGGAGATTCGAGGAAGGCGCGCGAAAAGTTGGGCTGGACATTTGAATATGATACATTAGAGAAACTGATCGAGGAGATGTTTAGTTAAGCGCCTGCATCACCCCCGGCCTCCGCTCCTGCATCCGTAACAAACAACCGGTTCATCGCGCATACTTCCGGTTTATCTGCACTTCTCAATGCTGTAAAGATATGGCGAATGATTGCGTCGTGGCGAACACGAATGGTATAATCCTGTTGGATTGCTCCTCGCCCGATACGTCCCATTGACTGAATCGCTTTTTCTTGGGACATTCCTTCAAGGTCTTTTCCGATATAGCCGTGACAGAATTGATAATTGGTTCCATAGATATAGTCAGTAGCTGTAATAATCAAGTACAGCTTCTGATGCTTTGCCAGTGTCTTCATAATATCCGTATATTTCTGGTCGGTAGCATTCGTGATTGCGCCGATTCCCATGAGAAGAAGTAGTTTCCAGTGTGACGCAACATTGAGAAGCATGATCTGCCCTACGACTTCATCTTCCACAAACGACGTGAACTCATTTGAAATGACCGTACGATCGGTCCATCGCTTCAAATGTTCCAGCCTGTTTGGAACGAAGAGTTCATGAAGTGCAGTGTATTTCACCGACTTCTTCAGTTCATCAACCTTCATATGAAGTCGATCTGTTTCTGGATTGACGCGTGTATCGGATGTGAATTTGCGGGTTTTCTTTTCATCATCACCGCCACCCGCTGCACCTGGGACTTTACTTTCGCCTTCAAGATCTTTGATAAGTTTCTCCGTTTTTTCTATGTCTTCAAGAACACGTGTATTGAAGTCGATAGTCTCCATGATATCCTCCATAACAACAGTCGGGATTTTCGCAATTTGGAGCATATAAGCTGCAACCTTATCCACGTTCTCAGTGAGATAAATCGTGGGTCCGTCAGTCAGTGTATGTGCGTCACTGGTTGATAGATTGACGACCGATGCGAATTTCGGTTTACGAACTCCTGTGAGTGTTTCATAGACGCGGGTCCAGTACTTCGGGCGAATATTTTCAAGAAGAAGCAGGTAATATTCTTTAATGCTTGTCATTGTAATATCGCCGATATCAGTAAACATATTCTCAGGAAGGTAACGTTGCGATGTTATAATGAACCCACGATTATCATCGGTGTCGGGGTCAGGGTCTTCAGTGTGTTCTTTTTTTGCTTTCGCTTCATCAGCTTCGCTGTCACTGTCATCACTCTCGTCACTGTCATCGCTGTCATTGTCATCGCTGTCGTTATTGGCCACCGGTTTTGTAACAAGTGCGATGAACCGCAAAATCTCCCGTAAATCGAAATACCGCATGAGTGTCTTATATGTCTTACAATGTTCGACACATTCCAATACTTGATCATAATCCGCGCCGAACATATAATGAGGTAGCTCAATGAACCCACCCTGGTTTACAATTGGAATTGACTTCTTGAAATCGTGACTAACCACGCTGTACACTTCCGGCTGTTTGTCGTGAAACTTCACCTTGAAATCCTGAATAACATCTACGATCTCATCTTCGCGTGGTAATGTTGCTGATGACAAGACAACATTGGGAATCAGGTTCCCACTCCAGTTCCTGTGAATAATAGGATGCAGTGCATGTTCTTTGTAATCCATTGAGATCGTAGGTTCATCCCAGTACATGAGAAGGTTATCTAAAGGATGAAATGCCATCATATACCGCATCGCGAGCAAGTAAGAGCGGATATCACATATCATGATTTCGACATTGTCACCAATACTGTTATCTACTTTGCGAATCCGACCACTGCGTCTGTCGCGGATGGCCTCTTTTGCTGCGAAATAATGAAGACGGATATCGTCTATATTGCTACAACCAAACGCGAAGGCGATACGTTTTTTCATGGAAATCGCAGCCTTCGCGAGCGCAAGACCGACGTGTCGCGCAGCACAAACGAAGATAATCTTGTATTTCTCTGAAAGTCCAAGGGGTGAAAGCGTCTTTCCAGTACCAGTCGGAGCGATATATAGCACCATTTTCGCGCCAGGTCGTTTTGCAATTGTGAAAAGCTGCTTTTGATGCTCGTATAACTGAAAATCTGCGTATTTGAATACGGCTTCATTCTGCTCAATGAAACGATATGCATTACGAAGAAATCCGATCACATTAACATCGCCACTGAATAAGGATATAACATACTTTGCAAACTCGATGATATGTGTATTGATTCCGATGACTGATTTTTGAAGCATTAGTTTCAAGGTGTAATAATGCTTCATCCATTCATTCGCGGTCGTCACCCCCGTCGTATTCTTCACAGTGATCATCGCGTCAATTGTTTCCATAATGTGATGGTCATACGTATCTCCAGACCCGCTAAAGGTTGTATTCATGTTTTGGATTCGCATTAGATCCACCTTTTTCAATGTTTTTTTCGATTTAGCATTGATTTTGAATTTATCACTATCGCAACCGGTCGTATTCTCTAATGTCGCAATCGCACATTCTACGCGTTTACGAAAATATTCGTCGAAAATGTAATCTTCCATTTCAGGAGTTGCAGTTATTTTTAGTCGCGTCATGAGTGAAAGGTGCGGGTTGAATACATGATTTACATCATTAAAACCATCGATAATCAGTTTCAAGATACGCATTTCTTCTTCTGGTTCCATGATTTCGACTCCATTCCATTCTTCACCAGTGAGTTTCACTTGAATAAGGGTTTCATTTCCGGGGGTGGTTGTTGCCGTTGTTGCCGTTGTTGCCGTTGTTGCCGTTGTTGCCATTTGAGTTTGAAAATACTCTAAGAACGATACATTAAAATTATTGTCTTTCATTTAAATCAATTTTACATAATAAAAGTATTTAACCCAATTTGCGTGTATAAATTGAATTAAATATAACCATGTAATGTATATCACCCACCCCCCTCCACGCTACTTTAGATTCGAATTGAATGCCTATTATTGTTAGTTTTGATGGAAATATTGGTTCAGGAAAATCGTTGACATGTTATGAGTACGAGAAATACCTGAAAAAACACATGTCGAATGAAAGTGTTGAAAATACAATAGTTTTCCCAAACATAACATCGATTGATGAGATCTGCTTTCTTGACGAGCCTGTCGCATTATGGAATCAAGTATGCGACAAGGATGGTGTGAACATTCTGACCAACTTATACAAAGATATTCGCGCAAATGCGTTCAAATTCCAGATGATGGCATACATTTCACGTCTCTCTTTGTTGCGTAAGGCGGTGAATAATCCAAAGATCAAACTTATCATAACTGAGCGAAGCGTAGAGACGGATCGCAATGTTTTTGCGAAAATGTTGTATGATGTCGGAGATATTTCCCATGATGAGTTCCAGATTTATACGCTGTGGTTTGATGAATTCTTGACAGATGTACCATTGTCGGGAATTGTATACATTCATGCATCACCGGAAGTATGTCTTGCGCGAATTGGAAAGCGCGCGCGAGAAGGAGAAACGATTCATTCTGATTATATTCAACGATGCCATCAATATCACGAGGACTGGATTCATACGAAGAATTGCGCTCTTCTGGAACTCCCTGCAAATGAAGATGTGATTGGTACACCGCGTCTTCTTTCAGAACGAATGGAGAATATTACTGAATTTATTCGCGGATTGTTGACGAAAACAAACACGAAAGAATAGGGTCTTACATGGTTTAAATATATGCCAATAATACATCATCTGGTATACATCCATTCAATGTATCAAATTTATAATTTTCATTTATTGTAAATATAGTGTCTTTTATTTGTTGTAAAAAATCAATATCTCCATAACTTTTTTCACCCCAAGGAAACGATTTTTTGATTACTCTCAAGTCATCAATTAATATTACATTATCATTTCTTTCAATGTTTTTAATTGCTTCTAATTCATCAAATAGAGGACATTTCTTTTTATAATTATTAATTTTCTCACTATCAACATGTGCATCGAGAAAAAACATTGTTTTATTTTTTAAATTATCATTCATTACGTAATTTTTCATATTTGTGCTATCATCCAAATATAAATTATATTTCCCTGTCGCAATATAATCTTTAAACACCATGTTTCCTAATTCAACCCAATCCTTTCTAATTTCAATACAATATACTTTATCAAAATTACAAGACAACGCTAATTTACTTGATACATTTGTTCTCGGGTCATATAATCCTGTTTCGAAATAATTTACACAATTGTGTTTTACTCTTAAATCTTCTAAATCAAATGAAATAGGCATTGTTTTATATAAGTTATACATCATTTGTTATATAAAACTTGAACGCATATATAACAAATTTTAGTATGAAAAGTTAACACTGACATATTATACGAGCTGGTGGAACAATAACTGACATAAATGTAATTACATAAATGTAATAATATAATTATATAATTACATTATTGACTATATATCAACGTCAGTATTGATCTGACACAATGAACCATCACTCAATCGTATATATGTGGAATTTTAAACCGAATGAACGCAATTCAATACCGATGGATTGCGTTCGTAAAAATAGAATGTTTATGTCAGAATATAGTATTGTAACACCTCACGATATTATACCTATTCTTTCATCTTTTGACGGCCTTCCTGAACTCTGGGCAAAAATTCCTGAGAAATATTGGATCGTAAAAGCGGATCTTGGACGCTTGCTTTATATTTATAAACATGGTGGATTTTATCTGGATATTGACTGTGTTATGGTTTCAAATCCATTCAACGCCATCAATCCTAAATGTGATAGGATGGTATTATTCACGGAGTTCACTGTTCCAGTTGATAAGTTAGGTCCGAGGGAGTGTAAAAATCCCCGTAATGGTGTGCGAGTAGCGAATTTTGCTTTTGCTTCTAATTTTAAACGACATCCTTTTTTGGAGACATGTATTCGTGAATGTATACGCCGTCTTACCTATTTGTTCGATTTAAATCTTGAAAAATGGGCAGAAACGGATATTCTCTGGGTATGTGGACCGGATGTCATTACAACAATGTATCACGCACAATTCAGCGATGATGGATCGAACGTGGATATTGACTCATCAGTACGTCTGATTGAGCGAGGGTGTTTGCAACATCTGGGGTATGGTTCGTGGAGAGACGAATAAAATTAGAATGTCCTTGTATATATTTATTTTAATGAACAAGAAAACAAACCAATATGAGACCCTTGAGTAACTATTGTTGGTTCGGACCAATATACAGTAAGTTTATTATCTTGCGCTGCTTTATTCAACCACCAGTCAATGGGTAATGTGATTGTATTATTTAAATTCGCTATATAATTGCATATTTTTTGTGCGCATCGATTGTGAATAATATAACTATCAGTACATCGTGTAGCAACACACGTACCATCATCGGTTGTGTCAACATATTTTCCATAGATATATTTTTCATAAATATATTGATCTGGGACTATTCGGTTTGATGGTATATGTAACTGGCAACCATCGCCGATAAATAACATATCATACGTTGTCGGCAATTGTCTCATGTATTCGGTTAGTTTCTCTATGAAACCATCGGAAAGAATGATGTCATCTTCAAAAATCAATGCCTCGTCTATGTTTTCATTTACCATCAACTGATATACATAAAAGTGTTTCAGATGTAATGATAGTTCACCTGGCCGATTCTTGATATATTGTTGGTCAAATTGACTGCAATTCTCGTCCGTAATTTCATCTTTATCGAACTGTTCAATGAATTCGAAATCTTGGATTCCGTGTTTTTTAAACTGTTCTAAAATGTGTTGTTTTCGACTGGTTAGTTTTGAATAATGAAGGACAAAGATTTTAATCATAATATTATTGATATTTATTATTTATTTGTTTAAATCTATTATGTTTAAGAACTAGACCCAAATATCCATCTTAATCCATTCGATAATAAATTTCCACCGCCACTATCCTCACCTCCATTTAACGTATTTTCTGGGATATTTATACGATAATCTCGTTGGGTATCATTGACTCTTGCTGCGTCTTCAATGTATAATTCGCCGTCATCTTCGCCTCCTGCGCGACCAGCACTGCCTCCAGACATTTCTGTCAAAAGTACCGACTTCGGGCGATAACGTAAAATATCGATTTCATATTTCGTTATTTTGAAAAGATCTTTTCCGTAGATTTCGTGAAGAAGCATCCATTCAAAAATACCCCCTGTATAAATATGAACATTCGTAAACCCAAGTTTCACCAACTGTTCGTATTTATGCAAGATCGTTATGTCATTCGAATTTTTTCCATAGACAATAATCATGATATCTGGTTTCTTGTGTATAAGTGAATTAACGGCACGTTCTTCAAACCGAATATCAATGGTAGTTTTGATAAGACAGTGCTGTAATGTTGGTGGAAGTGTATTAATTAAAAGGCTTGAATGTTGTACATGCATATTTCGATATACTACCATTTGGATATCTTCATAACTGACCTTTGGTATCAGTGATACTTGATTTCCCATTCTTTTTACAACAAATAATATAGTTATACTACTACTATTATTTGTTTTTATCTAATTTACGCCATTACGTTAATCGAATGTTATTACAATATCCACGAATTCTTTCTTGATACTTTTTGTCGCAGATGATGATAATTCTTCGCGTTTTTTGCGATGTTTGGCTTTTCCGGCTACTTTGGTTTCACTTTCTGAGGTAATTGTATTCCCTGTACTGTTGTCGTCGATCTCTACTTCTATCGGCGTCTTTAATTCACAACCGTCAATAGTTGCTGATGAAGTCTGATGTGACTTTGCCAATTTACGTGTTGTGTTGTTTCGAATATTCATATCTGCCTCTATCGCCGTGTAATTCTCCTGAATATAACGAAGTACCTCGTTCTCGATTGCCCATTTAAAGAAATTGAGTTGACCCAATGTGGTCTGAATATACGTCGTTCCGTTTTTATGCGGAACATTGATACGATCCCATCGACAGAATGGGTCAAAACGCTTCTTCGAATAAGCACGAAGTTTCAGTTTATAATCAACGTATACCTTGAACCTTTTCTGCCGGTTAATGCTGACGTTTTCAACAAGATCATAGACGGTATAATGCTTCTTTGAATAATTAGTGACAAACCAGTCCATGATACGTAACGAAATATTCGTCGTACCATTAATGACTGCGAGCATCTTATCCATATTTTCGCCACCATTTTCATTATAAAAACGTAGGACTTTATGAAGCAAAAGGTCATTTTGGGTATTATAAAGACTTGTTCCGTGCGCCAATGCCATATGCGCAGGAGTAAAAACGGAAGCCAACGGTGCGACCGGATCGTTTTTGGGAGGTTGAATACAGGCAAGCATTTTTTTCGTGTAATTGACATATGTAAAAGTATTTAAACCTCTTTCGGTCTTCGGTTAGATGTAATATAAACACAACTCGTTATTATGTGTAGTACCATTAACTATTCCTGTATTCAATCATGACATCTCTCGAACGCGCCGATTCTACATCCCCAGAACAGCGTGAACAATATGCCCGCGCAAACGTGGCTCTTAAAACTCTTGATGCCTGTGAGACGAATGTATCCAGTGACACCGACAGTGAAGCCGGAACTGACCAATCCACAAAACTTGTGATCGACTTGAAGAAAATGCCCATAGGACAGTATGAGTACTATACTAATAGTTCTAATATCATAAATCAAATGTTGCTCTATGTGTATCACACGATAACTAATCTCGTGTATTTGCCACCAACTGTTTATCATGTAACGAACCCAGAGACAACAAAACCTGCCCCGACGCCTCTCAAGCTCCGCCGGCGTCCTTTTAAATACGATAAGGATGATTTCTGTTATGTGCAGATGGGATACGGTGAATACAAGTATACATATACTGTCCCTGCAACCAAGACTGAACCAGAGAAGACTGCTGAGTTCATCATGATATACCGTCAAGAAGAAAACACTGTGGGTACGCACGACGGCGCAGAGAAATTTGAATGCATGACAATTCGCACAGACTCCCCAGAAATTTTCCACCATTTTTACCGTGAAAGCGATAATTTCCTTGAAAACAATGAACAAGACGATACGAAACTCCATGTATACGTAATGTCGAAATATGGCGAATGGATGCGGTATAATAAAATCCCGTCACGTACACTGGACACTGTTTATTTTGACGAGAAATTGAAACTGAAACTCCGCACCGATATTACGGATTTCTTAAAGAAGGAGAAAGAGTATGACGAGTTCGGGATTCCGTACAAGAAGAATTATCTGCTGACGGGTATTCCTGGGAGCGGTAAGACGAGTATTATAAAGGCGATGTGTCGAGAGATTGGTTACAGCCTTTGTATATTTTCGATCAATCACGATGTGGACAATAACACTGCACTCGCTGCGTTCCGTGATATTCCGCCCAAATCTATTCTATTATTTGAGGATATTGACTGTCTCTTTGAGAAACGCGTAAGCACGAACGACAACAAAAGCAGTTTCACATTCAGTCACCTCTTGAACTTGCTGGATGGTGTATTTTCCAGGAAGGGTCTCATCGCATTTATTACAACGAATCATCCAGAGAATTTGGATCATGCATTGTTGCGTCAGGGACGGACTGATATGATTATTCATATGAATTACCCGAAGAAGGTGGATGTCAAGCACCTATTCCGCGATATGATGCGGAAGGAAGAAATGACGTCGGAAGAAATCGACCGCGAGTTCGACAAGTTTTACGACCATATCAACAAGAAAACGATTACGATGGCAGGGTTGGTCGGGTTTCTGTTTCGCTATCGGAGAAACTGGGTGGATAATATCAACGAGCTATTGGATGCAGACAAGTTTATTAAGGAGGTGACACGAAATGTGGAGGATAGTAAGTTGTATGCGTGATAAAAATATGTGACTAATATAATATGAATATCATCATTGCAGATACAATACACTATTTGCATATTGTATTAGTGTTTTATGTTTTAACTGGTTGGGTTATAACACCTGTTCGAAAGATTCATTATTATATATTATTCGTCATATTCGTTCTTTTAGATTGGAACGACATTGATGGAGAATGTTTTTTAACAAGACTTGAGCATTATTTTAGAGAGAAAGCACGTAATGGATCGTCTTCGTCTGGTAATGATCATGAAAAAATAACAATAAGTACTGAAACTGGAGACCCTGAATTTTTTAGGCCATTGATGAATAGGCTATTTAATAGTAACCTCACATCACAAGAAGCATCACGACTTAATTATTTTACGTTTATATCGGGAATTTTGCTGGCATTTTTGAGAATGTTACATCATTATAATATTATGAATTTCAGTATGAATAGGTTACTGTAATGTCGCATTCGTAATGATGTAATCATAGACGTTCTGAAATGAGACCTGTGATTAGGCATCTCCTTCCCTTCTGAGCAAAGGTTCAGTTAATTCTGATGCTGCTGCTGATGCTGATGCTGGTTTATGTATTTTTGGATCGTATTTTTTATAATAGCCTTCTGGCTTAGTTATTATTTCTTTGTATGTTAGTTGGTCATCACCTCCTCCACTTGGAAAATAACGATATATATTATCCGGCTCATCCGTTTTTCTAAATATCATATCAACATTCATTGAGCCGACAATTTCAATACTTCCTTTCTCCCATACACCTTCATTAACCTCCCAATTATAGCTTGAGTGATCATCATCTAACACACCATAATTATCACTCACTCCGTATGGTTTTTGACGGTCTGGGTCCCATACAGTTATACTCTTCCACCATACAGGTTTACCTTGATACGTACCCGCTCTACCTTCCCGGGGCTGCCGCATAATCGACATCCCCCCCCCC